GTTTAGCGGCCCCAGATCCCAGCTGTCATTGGCTACGCGGATCAGTTCCTGCGCTGCATAGTCAGGATGGGTCAGGGTCATCACGTCGCCAGACTGTGCGTACTTGATGTCGAACAGGTCAGCGGCAGCCCATGGGGACACCACCTCGTAAGGAGGGACCGCGATCCCGCCGGATGTGTATGCGGTGTAGGCAGTGCCGTCCACGTTGACGCCGTTCAGATCCTGCAGCTCGAAGGTGTTGGCTGCGACGTTGGCGATCAGGAAGTTACGCCCGTTTAGCTCGGTCATCCCAGCCACGCTGCCGATGAAGACCTCATCGCCATTGCTCAGCCCGTGGGCTGTGGAGGTGATGACGACAGGGTTGGCCGTGGTGGCTGCTGTGATCGTCTTGATCTGGGTACTGTCGAGGATCTGGGAACCTTGCGTGTGAAACCGCAGGTACAGCGCCCCCATCTCGATGACGAAGGTCTGCTCGTTGTTGAACTCGAACTCGACGATGCGGTAGGGGCCGGCGCTGGGTTTGCACTGGGCCACGAATTTTTGGCCAGCGCGGTTGTCCATGGCACCGGTGTAGGTGGTGACGAAGTTCTCAGCCAGCTCCACAGCGACTGCGCGCTTGGCGAGGTCTACACGGGCACCGACTGGCGGTGAGATCTCCCCACCTGCCATGCTTGGTTGGATAAGCTTGACCATGATTACATCCTCGCCTTGATCCAGTCAGGGTCGCGGCTTTGTCGGCTTGACGTGCTCCCCTCGTTGGCGTCTTCCATCTTGGCTGTGCCAACAGCGATGTTGGCTTTGCGCTCGGTCGCCTCTGCGATCGCGCCATCGCCGGTGATCGGCATGGCGATCGCCTGCGCGAGGCGCCAGCTGAAGGCCCAGTCGAATAGGGGATCGAACTCTGTGACGGATGTAATCTTCTTGGTGTACTCGAACTCTGGCTCGGACTGATCGCTCAGCAGCACCTTGGTGTCTGTGGCGTTGCGCCCGATGGCGAAGTCGAGGGGGTCTAGCGTCTCGCCCCGTGGATCAAGAGGGTGGACGATCCTGAGCACCTTCATGGCGTCAGATGGGTAGCTGTACATGTAGGTCCACTGGGCTGGTGGTGTACCTGACAGCGCGGCAGGTGAGGTGTACCGCTTGGTGAAATTCCAAGGATGCTCCCGCAAGAGAGCATCCCTGACGTTGTCAAAAACAAGGTTTACCTGCTCAGCCTCAGTGGTGTCCTGAGTTAAGCTGGTGATGTCATAGCGATCTCCAAGGTGTTGGAGCGCCAGCTTGGCGAGCTGTACTGCGGAGACTGCCATGTCTTACCTCATTATTTAGGGGCCGACTTCTTCCCCGTTGTTTTCTTGCCAGCGGGCAGGTGATCCTCTGCATCAGAGGCCCGTGCTGGCTGGATCGCCTTGATGGGATCTTTACCATCTTCTTCGGCTGCTTCCTTAATAGCAACAAAGGCTTTGTCTTCCAAGACCTCTGCTGTGTGAGGCAGATACTTGAACCGCTCGATCTTCTTCTCGCTCACCTTGCGTGGTGGGCGTGTCGTCGGGTCCATGACTGGAACAGTGATGGTTTCCCTCTCAGCGAAGACATTGGGTAGGGTGTACCACTGCCCCTTGTTCTTGCCGCGTCCGATGCGGCCAAAGGATGGGTGGTAAAATCCGTGCTTGTCAAAACGTACTTTCATTTGGGTCACTCCCTAGATGTGGCAATGGGGCGACCGAAGCCGCCCCATCGTTATGGCTTAGTTATTGCCGTCTGGATAGGCTTTCCAAGCGGACGGATCAAACGTCAGGAACGCATTGATCGTACCGGCGGTGACCGTAGTCGTGCCGATCGTCGCAAGGACGCCGAGGTAACGCTCGTAAGCAACCCCTGCACCTGTTGGCAACGCACCCATGAAGATGGTCTTGTTAGGACCAAGCTGGTCATCGTTGGTTGCCGTGTCATCAGTCACAAACGCGTTCGTCAGGATATGCGTGGAAGCAGTCCCGTCTACCGCGATTGCAGCCTGTGCATCAGAGGCAAGCTCGAACTGGATTGTACCAGCCGCACCACCTGTGATGATCTCTGTGTCAGCCGACTGGATGACAAGATACATCGGACGGCCATTGCCGAGATCTTGAGGCGTTGCCCCAAGGTCCATTACATCACCGATAAGCGCGGTGCCTGCAGCTGCAGCCACACTGACGTTATCAGCAAACTCGTTTAGTTCATCCAAAATCATCTGGATATCTCCTTACTGTGCTGGTCTTACACGACCCGCGCTTCGTTGATTGCCAATGCGTCACAACGACGGATTGGATAGCCACCCCACGATGTCTGCATTGTCCCGCCGACCATATCCATGGTCAGTGTGGAGTTTGCCACAGCGTTGGAAGTCTGGCGGCGCAAGAAGGCAAGAACCTCTTTGTCCATGTACCAGACACAGCGACCGACGGATGCGTTCGGGATCTCGGTGAGAGCCTTGTGCATCAGGTCGTTGAGATCGGCCCCAGTGGTGAGGTCGTTCGTCAACAGGCTGCGGTCGATGTTGCAGATCCGCACGACGTAGCGCCAGTCACGAACCGTCAGGCCCGCCTGCCACTTGTAGTGCGTCCGGTAGATCTGCATGCGGCCAGTGTTAGAACCACCGGAAGCGTCTTCCAATGTGTCTTCACCGAGGTCGCGTGTTTGCAGACCAGCAGTCGAGCCCTTGGGCACGATGCCGTGGCACGTCATAGGAGACCAGCAGATCAGCCATACACTAGCGTTGTCCGATCCCGTGCCAGCGCCGTCGATGATATTGTCTGCGTTTTCCGCAGCCAGATCAGAGAAGCGAGGCGCAAAACCGGTGAACTCTTCGGGTGCGAGTGTCTCGTCACCGAAGAACAGCGTGTCTGCCAGCTCTTGGTTCATGCCCTCGATGTGAGGACGGTCTTCCTGAAGACGGAAGGCGGCACTGTCACTGGCCATGTCAGCCAGATCTTTGTCGACTTCTGCGTAGTCTTCGAGGTTACCGCATGTGTCCGTGATCTGGACGGCACGCGATTTGGTTGGCTGAACGCCACCATACAGCTTACGCCATGTGGGTGTTGGCAGACCGGAGCGGATCGAGGTCTTGTGACCAGTGGTCATGTTACCTTCGAGCCACGTCATGTCGTTCAACATTTCGTTGGTTTCGTTCAGGATCTCGACAACATCTGCGATGCTGCCGTCTGGGTCCGTGACCTTTGCGAGGTCGGACAGGGTCGGGTTTTTGACGCTAAGAACAGCCATTGGGGCCTCCTATTTGTTAAGCGCTTTTAGGGTACATCGTCGGGTACATCCGGCGCAGGGAGGCTTCGGTGGCGTCGTCCTTCTGGACGTCTTCTCCTAAGACTAGATCTGTGTCGGACAGAACCTTGGCGATGCGGTTCATATTGCGCAAGAACACTGGGTGGTTGCCGATCGCCATGCCCGTCGGATTGTCGGGGCTTGGTGATTTGAGCAGTGCGATGAAGTCTGCGTCTGTGTGGCCCTTGAGCATATTGCCCACCGCCTTCACGTTTGCAGCGTAGTTTTCACCACCGAAGTCAGGGTCAACCTTCGCGTCTTCACGCCATGTATTTACCTGAGCTTCCCATTCAGCCACAGCAGTTTGCTGCGCTTCCTGCTGAAGTTCGTACTGGTATTCAATGATGCCTTGGAACTGGTCCTGTGACAGGCCCATCTCCTTAGCCTTCTCAGAGAAGACCTCGAACTTCGTTTCGTCAATCTCGAAGCCCTTTTCTTTGAGCTCGTCGCTGACGTCGAACGTGTACTTTTCCGGCACACCCTCATCACCAGAGGCGTCGTCGTCCGACAGCACGTCCTTGGTTGTCTCCTTGTCTGCACCATCAGCGGTGGGTGTGTCAAGGATGTCGCCCGATGATGCTGCAGCATCATCGGGCTTCCCGCCTGCCTCGACGGGAGGAGTATCAGCAGCAGGCGGGGTTCCGTCCAGCACGTCTCCGGTGCCTGTGTCTTGATCATTCTGGTCCATGGTTTTCCTCCATCATTTTCATGTATGCACCGAAGTGCGTTGTGCGGAGCTCTTCCAGCAAGGCGGTGCCGACGGCCCGACCTCCCTCGTTGAAAGCGGTCCCGTGAGTATCAACCCCGCAGAAGCTGGGGCGGTCTACGTGGCACACATCGTGACACATGCCGTAGATCCAGCGGCGCCCGCGAGGGCTCGACAAGATCCATTGAATGTCTTTGGCTCGGTCTTCCTGATCCCGCTCTGCTGCGAGGATCTGCTGCTCGTCCGAACTGTCATATACAACCTTACGCGCCAATGCTCTCACCTCGTCCAAGTAGCTCGGTCAGAGCGTTCGGGTTCTGCGTGTCAGCTTCTGACAGCAGGCGGGCTGTATCGGCAGCCCCATTCGCCTGCTCTGCCAGCACGGCACGCTGCTCGGCGTCCGCGCGGTCGGCACGGAGCTTATCGCGGGCTGCCTTCTCGCGCAGGAGTTTCGGTGAGTTACCCAAGATCTCGCTGTATTCGCGCACGCCTTGATCCAGATCAAAGTTGTCCATGATGCTGGGATCGATGCCTGCGAGGTTACCGGCGAAGCCCATGGTGCGTTCCATGGATGCAGCAGCTGACGCCTCTTGCGCCTGTGCCAGCAGTGAAACGTATTTGATCTCGATGTCTGCCTCGGTCATGGCCTCGGGTGGCTCTGGCAGCAGGCCTTCCTCGAACGCGATCAGGAACAGGTCTTCGATCAGCGGGTCGAGCAGCTCGCTGTTCAGGCGCTGCAGGACTGGGCCAAGCAGGGCCAGTTTCTCTTCGTGACGCTCGGCCACCTCGGTCGCGGTCATCTGACGGCGATCGCTGTTGATCATCATGGCAAACAGGTCGGCGTAGAAGCCACGCTGGATGCGGCCCTGTACTTCTTGGATGTCCATCATCATCTCGTTGATGCGGGGCTGCACCAGATAGGCAGGCTGGAAACCAACACCACCATTCTGCTGGTCGACGTAGGTCGTGCCGCCTGCGATGACTGTGGTGGGCTTGCCCTTGAGACTGGTCGGGGCTGTCATTGGCGGGTTGACCATCTTGTCGATCGCCTGAGCCTTGCGGCGCTGCTCATGCTGCAGCTGCTTGATGTCGCCAAGCTGCTCCATCGCTGGGCTGTATCCGTAGATGTCCCCGTTCAGCACGTCCCAGCGGACAGCAAAGAACGGACGGCGCATGTGGCCACCGTCTTGCAGCAGCTCACCGCCTGCGTCTTCGTTCTTGCGGCCCTTCTCGAAGTACATGTCGGCGTAGGGCCGGTTGACACCGTCCATCTTGCGCAGGTCGCGCTCCTTCTGTCGACGCGGCTGGATCATGTGAACCACGTTGATCAGTTGGTCATAGTTCTTCTGGTTCCAGTGGTTCTTCACTGTGTCGCTGACCTTGGACCAGTCAGGCTTCTTGGTGATCGGATCGAGCACAAACTGCTCGACGATCTGACTGATGGTCATGGTGAAATCACGGCCAAGGGTGTCGACTTGGTTGTGGTCGTTCTCGGCGATGACGTACTCGCCTGCTGTCAGGCAGCGAAAGCTCACCACGTTCTGGGGGTGGCGACGACGGTACAGCACACCGGTGCCGAAGGCGCCCAGTTCTGTGTACATCGATGCCACGGCTGTGTAGAAATTGGTGCCCGACAGGATGCGGCGCAGGACGCTCTCCACCTCACCGAGGTAGGCCTTGACGCCTTCTTGCTCCATCAGCTCGTCATCGCGTGTCATCAAGCGGAACCACGGACGGGTAGGGCTGGTTAGGCCGGACATCATGCCAGCGCCAAGTGTGCGCAGTGCTTGGCCAGCGGTGTTGTCGACGATCTTGTTGTTCCGCTTGCGGCCTTTGACGCCTTGGCTCTCAAGCAGATACCGCCCGCGACGGGGCA